AAAGCCTTCCTCGATCCGAACCTCGTTAGGCGTCAGAACCTTATTCTGGAGCGCGATTTGCCATGCGGTCCACCGTTGGACAGGATCGCCACGAAGCAGACCACTCAAATCAATTTCGAGTGAGCGTCCGCCAGTCAGGACGGATCGCGCAAATTCGGATTCAATCTTTTTTATCCAGGGCGAAAGAGTGGACTGCGCAAACCATCGCGTCAGTGTTTCGGAGTTATTAAACGAACTGTTCGACAGATCGCCGATGATGACCGGCGGAACTCCATAAATCCGTGCAAGCTCTTCCGTCGTGAATCGACGCGAACCCAAAAATTCAGCGTCTTCGGGAGTGACGCTTATTTGTTCCCAGGTGATGCCTTGATCGAGAAGAAGAAATTGCGCGGCTTTTCCAGAACCACCGAAATACTGCCTCATGTCTCCGCGGATCATATCCCGCTGGTTTTGATCCAGCTTGCCGTCAAACCGGAGTGCGCCGCTGGGACTGATGCCGTTTTCGTAAAGACTGCTTGCGAAGTTCTGCACAGAAAGCCCGGCAGCAACTACCGATGCTGCGCGATGCAATCGAGAGCGGCCCAGCACGCCGTCATCAGACCTGTCGCGTAGATGCAGAACCTGGTCCTGAAGCAAACGCCGTGTTCCACCAACGCCACCGTAGATACTCGAAATGACCGTGGCGTCATACACGAGACGGCCATTCGGCAACATCGAGATTTGAACCCACTCGAAAGGGATAGGATTCAATCCAATCACGGCGCCGCGCGCATCGGTCACAATCTCCGCAATGGCATTGCCACGAAGGAGAACGGATGCGAGAAGCCACTCGATGAAATCGGGCCACGTCTGATATTGATTAGGACCCGACTCGATCAAACGGGTTACAGGATGGTTCTCGTCAATGGTTCTGCCGTTCTGGTCAGTCCTATAGATATACGTCGGCAGAGACGAAATGCCGCTCGCAATCGCCTGTACGCAGGCAAGGACCGCGCTCAAGTTTTCAGCCAAAAACGGATTAATCAGCGCCGTCCCGAAATTGAGCCCGCCGAGTGCCTGAGCTAAAAACGGGTCGCGGCTCGATATGGTGCGCTTTTCTTTGCGCGGGAACTTCGCTATTCCCAATTCAATCATTCGGGTCGTCTCCATCCGCCGCATGTTTCCAAAAATAATCTCGCATTGTTCAATTGCGGAGTCTTTGAACGTGCGGTAACGGTGGTTTCCGGATATGCCGGCCATGCCGAGACAACACTAATTTCCCGAAGGTCCACCGTGTTCAGCACGCGCCGGTTGCCGCTCCAAGAATCGCCGCCCTTGGGAACCAAAAATCCGAAGCTCATTCCGCCGAGGTCGCCACGGTCCGCGAGTGCTAGAACGTCGCGGCCGGCCGAAGTGTCCGGCACGCTCAGTTCGAACTGAAGACCCGTTGAGTCTTCAGAGAGCTTCAGCGTGTTGGATTTGGTGCGGGCAAGCACGCTGGCCGGGTTGTGGTCGGCCAACGCCAGGATATCTTGCCCGCTCCGGAGGGAGTCACGGAAGGCTCCTGGGGAGATGGTCTCGATGAAATCGGCAATGCGCGCCTCAGTTCCGAACTTGGCCGCATAGCCGGATAGTTTGCGGTCCTGGCGCCGTAGTTCCAGGACCGCGCGTCTCTCTAATTGCATGTAGCCTCCGACTAGGAAAGCTTTATGGAACTCCAGTAACAGAAGGCTTCCGGGTGCCTGATCAAAACATCAGCATCGATCAAGCCACGGATTTGCACATTGCCCTTCGTGAAAGCTGTCGACTCGAAGGGATTGAGCAGTATCTCCACTCCGCTCCAGAATGCCGTAATCACGTTGTCCCACGCGCCGAAGATGACCTGTCCCGCGGTCGCTGGCGATGAATTCGGATTGCCGCCAATCTGTGTTGAGACGGCATAAGGCTGGCCGGCCATCGTGTTCGGTGCTTCATCATCGTCGATCATGAATTCCGGGAAATTCGTCGACACGATCTTGGGTGTCACGCGGAATTTTGCTTCCTCATAGCTGCCCATCGCCCAACCGAATCTGCCGCGAACGTTAGCAGATTTGACGAGAGTCTGAGCATTCACCACCTGCGCCCACGTCGGATCCGATGAGGAACTGGTCTGTGTGGCAATCGAGCTTGTATGCGTGATGCCGGTAGGTTTGTTCGATCCATCTCCGGTGAGTGCCGCCAGATCAATTGCCGCAGCCAATTTCGCCGCGAAATCCATTCTGAGAATGCTCTCGATTCCCGGGTTGGTTTGGATCAAAGTTTTGCGGCTGATTTCCGTAATCAACCCGAGGTGATGCGGGGTTCCGCTGACTTGCGCGAACGTTCCATCTGCCGGCGTCAGGGCTGAATTATCCGCGACCCATGCGGCCGCCGGCGTCAAAGCCGTGAGCTTGGGCAACGCGATGTTGTCGCGCAGGCCGGTGAGGACTCTGCCGCCAAGTCCAATTACGATGGACTGCGGGCGAAGCGCATCGATAAATTCCGATGCAACGACGTCAGTGGCTACCAAGTTTACGGCGTCGCTGCCACTCGAAGAAGTCAGAACGCGCCTTTCCGGGATGAGTGCTTCCAACGGAATCATGAATCCGTTTACTGGCCGGCCGGCACGTTTCGCCAGTTCCTGCCCGACTTCCACCTCGCGGCCCGCGTCAATGGTGGGTTCAATGGCATGCGCCAAAGCTTTTTGGATGGAGAACTGACGGCAGTTGTTCTCAAAGGAATCCCGACCGCCGGTGATCGGCATACCGGTCATCTTGAGTTCTGCTGCGTCGATAAGCTGACGACGTTCGATATTCTTTTCGAGTCCCGCGAGTTCGGTTTTCAATGTGTCGAATCGTGTCGACTGTTCGGCCGATAGATCTCCGCCCGTACCGGTGGGTGCATTCGTAATCGCGCGCATTTCTTCGACGATCCTGGACCGCCGTTCCAAAAGTTCTTTCATTTTTCGGTTGCTCCTATAGGGTTTACTGTACAGTAGTTTTACTTATAGTAGGCATGCGCTGTATAAGTCAAACGAAATATGGGAATGCGTGGACCGGGAGCGAAGAAGAAGAGGAAACCTGCCAACGGTAGCGTTGGTAAGTCGCGCAAGAAACCTGTCTGGCAGCGCAAAGGCCTGACGCGCGCCGGCAGAGTCATCGCGTTCATCGAGTCGTTGAAGGTGACTTCCGGAACACTCGCCGGCAAGCCTATGAAGGTTCGGCCATGGCAGAAGGTGATCCTGGAAGCGTGGTATCGAGAAAAGAACGTTCGCCGGATCGTGCGCACTGGCCTGCTATCGGTCGCCCGGAAGAACGGAAAGACCGGCCTTATCGCTGCGCTTGCTCTCTGTCATCTACTAGGTCCTGAACAGGAGCGCCGCGGGCAAATTGTCGTAGGTGCAACGGATAGAGATCAAAGCGGACTGATCTTTGATGAACTGTGCGCATTCATCTCCGATAACCCGCAATTCGAGGACGAATGCAATATAAAGCGCCACGAAAAACAGATTGAACATCTACCCTCCGGTAGCAAGTTCCGGGCATTATCCAGCGACGCCAAGAAAGCGCACGGACTATCACCTTCGGTTGTAATCCTCGACGAGTTAGCTCAATGGGGCTCAGGAACGGGCCGGCAGTTGTTCGACGCGTTGACAACGGCCAGCGGCGCCAGGAAAGACCCGTTGACGATCATCATCGGGACTCAGTCTGCAGACGATCACAACCTGATGAGCGAGCTTGTCGACTATGCAAAACAAGGTAACGATCCGACCTTTGCCGGCTTCGTTTTCGAGATACCGAAGGATCTCGATGTATTCGACGAAAGCACGTGGATACTCGCGAATCCCGCCTTGAATGACTTCCGTTCGCTGGAAGACATGCGGAGTTTGGCTGAACGTGCGAAGCGCATGCCGACTCTCGAAGCGACGTTTCGAAATTTGTTCTGCAACCAACGCGTAGACGCCGAAGAACGATGGATACCACCGGGGGAATGGTTTGCCTGCCAGCGAGAGGAACCTATCGAGGATGTTGATCTACTGGCGGCCGGCCGATGCTACGGTGGTCTCGATCTCGGCAGCGTTCGCGACCTTACCGCGTTCGCATTGTTCTGGCCCGATGCCGGATACCTGAAGGTTTGGTCATGGTGCCCGGCCGATAATCTCCGGGAACGTGCGGAGAAAGATCGTGTTCCGTATGACGTCTGGAGTAAGAAAGGCTACATCCTTCCGACTCCGGGCAAGGCTACGGATAAGCGCAAGGTTGCGTTGAAGCTCGGCGAACTCTGCGCCAAATACGACCCGGTCAAGGTTGCCTTCGACCAATGGGCATGGCGGAGTTGGAGAGGATTCTCAGCGAGGAGGGTATCACCCTGCCGTTCGAGAAGCTCGGCCAGGGCTACAAGAGTATGAGTCCGGCTACCAAGGCGTTCGAAGAACGGATCCTGAACCGGCAACTAATCCACGATGGGAATCCGGTGTTGACATGGGCGATGAGTAACGTCTCGATCGAATCTGACGCTGCCGGAAACAAGAAGCCCAACAAAGACCGCAGTCGAGAACGAATCGATCCTGCCGTTGCTGCGGTGATGGCAGTGGGAATCGCCGCGAGTGAACCGGCGCCGCATAAATACGACTTTTCAGCGGGACTTGTTCTTTCTACCTAAGATTTCCTTGCCAGGATCGTTTATAGGACGCTTTCGGCACCCGGGCCGACTCTAGGCACGGCCCGGAATGCCGAACAGGTCAGGATGCGGAAATGTGGCTGCAGGGAGGGCAGTCGGCAATTGTCGCCGGATCTGAGGTGCACGTATGCTGATGCTTGCTGTAATCGTGCATGGCGATGATCGTTTCCGAAATCGACAGGACGCAGTCCGCGTTCCCGGAGTCCAGGATCCTGTCGAGCTTTCGATGGAGCTGGGCGCGTTTCGTCGCGGGAATCTTCTTAGGCATTCGCCAGTTCCTCCCAGGGTGCCAGCACTTCAAGTTCGCGGCCCAGTTCCTGGAGATCCACATCGCCGCAATCAACCATATTTCTATATAGATCCAACACGTAGAAATGGCCGTAATTTTGCTCCATGTTGAAACCCCTAGCGGTTCTGACTTGTTTATATTCCGGTTTTAACTTTCTGTTGATGCGCTTGATCAGCGCCCCCTCTGAAATTTGTCGTTCCATTTGCCTTCTCCTTAAGTTGAATTACTACCGAAATCGTTAAAACTAACTGCACGCGTTGCTACCCAGCGGTGGGCAGCCGGCAGCTTTGACAAATCTTTTTCATTTCTTCGGCTCGTTCCACCAGCTATCGGCCGCTATCCCGGTACGCACATCAATATGCTTGTCTTTCGCTGTAGGCTCAGGCTTGCCCGTCTGCCAGGCCCTGGTTACAGATGAATGACAGCTGGCGCAAAGGCTTCTAAGCGGTCCTTCGAGCGAACCACCATCAACTATTGGCATGATGTGATCTACTTGTTCGGCTAATACCACTAGTCCGCGTTCGCC